AGCGCGATGATGCGGCTGCCGTTGGGCAAATTAAGCTCCAGCTGCTTATAACTGTCTTTGCCGACCTTAAAGTCAGCTTCGATCACGTCAAGGGCGTAGCTGGCAGCTTTAGCGTGCATCTGCACTTTGTCCATCAGCTCACGGGATTGCCGCTCGCCTTTAGAGAGCAGCACCCAGAGCGTCTTGCGCTCTAATGCATCAAGCAACACTTCCAGTGATACCGCAAAAGAAAAACCTGTTTGCCGCGCTTTGTTGACCAGTTTGAATCTGCTTTTATCTTCTACCCAGCGCTGCTGATAGGGCAGCAATGGTATCAATGGCTGCATTTTTGCTCCCATGGTTCCTCCTTTTGTTAAAAAGCATTTAAACGCCTTTTTCAAGGCGTTTAATATGTCAGACCATACATCCCCTTGATATAGGCCATATGTTCCGGCGATAACGCTGCCATTGTTGGCGTGCCTTCTTCCAGCGTTTTGATGATTTCATTAGCTTTTTTGCGTGCCTCTAATTTAAGGCGTTCCCGCTGCACGCCGCTGCGTTCTAAGAGCGCCAGAGCCTTGATGACTTCTGTTGCTTTAGCACCTTTCAGGGAGTCGATCTCCATGATGTACTCCATTACAGCAGATAGTGCCATCTGATTGGCAGCTTCAGCTATTTCAAGCGCCGGCC